AGTAGGTGGTAAGAAGTAATGGCTGCTCCTGTTATTTATATCTTAGGTGGTGTAATAGTTAGAGCTGCTACACCAGCTATTCGTAGAAGATTAGTTGCTGCTGGATTTAGAAAAGCTAGTCCCTCTATAGCTGGTAGTAAAGCTAATATTACAACTGCTACTAATAAAAATATTATATCCCTTATTACCCGTGCTATAAAAGGAGCTAGAACTTCTACATCAGGTCAAATTACTAAACCAGCTCCAGCAAGTAAACCTAAGTCACTTGCAGAAGTTCGTCGAGCTATTAAACGAAATGCAGAAAAAGTATCTAGTAAAAAGTTTGGAGAAAAGAAACTTAGCAGTTATGGTCCAGTAGGTGGTCCTAAACCTAAACCTAAATCTAGTTCAAAAGCTAATACCCCGATGAGTTTTTCTCGTGCAGCTTCACAAGTTGGAAATAATACAACAAGTGAAAAACCTAAATCAAAAGCTCCAAGTGTAACAGCAAAAGCTCCCAGTGTAACACCAAAAGCTAAAGGTAAAACTGTTGAAGAAATTAAAAAAACGGCGGCAGCAGCAATTGCAGAAGTTGAAAGTCAAGATGCAGCAATTGATAAGATGGAAGCTAAGTATATAAATAGCAGTGTAGAAAAATTAAAATCTAGCTTACGACCTAAAGCTAGACCAGCAACTATAAAGAACACTTTATCTGCGTTTGAAAAAGCTTTTAAAGCTGCCCGTAAAAGTAAAAAGTATTCATTTCCTTTTAGAGGTAAAGAATATACCACTCGTTATAAAGAAGAAACTGTGGCTGAACATAGAAAAAAATTTCCTAAGAAGAAAAAGAAATGACTGTACTTAACGTAGCAAAGTTTTTTACTGCAGCTAAAGATTTAGATGCGACAGCAGGTGGTGTAAGTGGTAACGTAATATACACTTGTCCACCTAACTTTGTTTCACTAATACGATATATACACGTATCTAATGGCTCTAGTAACAATAAAAAGTTTAGCCTTCAGTGGTACGATGCATCAACAACAACCTATCATTTATTTGTAGATGAACATGCATTATCATCTAATAGTATTGTAGAGATAATACAGGGTGGTGGATACTTGGCTCTTGAACCAGGTGATAAGATTATAGGCTTTGAGGAAGCATCATCTGATTTTCATGTAATAGTTTCTGGAGAAGAACACTTTCAACCTGCATAACGGGGTTGCAATATTAGCAATAGTATGATATAACTAAATATGTAAAACTATCTCCGCACACAACAAAAAGGAGATAGTGCATGTTTAAACGTATCTATAATTTTATAAAAGAATCAAACGAAAAAAGAATAGCATACTGGCAACTCAATAATATGTCAGATAAATCTCTTAAAGATATAGGAATAAGTCGTGGCGAAATCTACTCGAAAATCTACGGTCAATAAACCCACTAGAGCTTATTCTAGAGGTGGAGCAGCTAAAAGCAAAGTTAATGAGGCTGGTAACTATACTAAACCTGGTATGCGTAAAAGCTTGTTCAATAGTATTAAAGCGGGTGGTAAAGGTGGTGCTCCTGGTCAATGGTCAGCACGTAAAGCTCAAATGTTAGCCAAACAATATAAAGCAAAAGGCGGGGGTTATAGATCGTGACTCTCGCCAAATCACAGCAAAGTCTTAAAAGCTGGACTAAGCAGAAGTGGAGAACTAAAAGTGGTAAGCCTTCTACTCAGGGACCAAAGGCGACTGGTGAACGTTACCTTCCTTCTTCAGCTATTAAGTCTCTTAGCAGCAGTGAGTATGCCGCTACAACCGCAGCTAAAAGAAAAGGCAAGGCTGCAGGTAAGCAGCATGTGGCTCAACCTAAAAGCATTGCAAAGAAAACGAAATCCTTTAGAGCCGCCAGGGGTGGAATGACAAGGAAAAAGAAATGAAAAACCTTACAGAAAAACAACAAATCTTTTTAGAAGTTTTATTTGAAGAAGCTGGTGGAAACCCTGTTAAAGCTAAAAAGCTTGCAGGGTATTCTGATAATGTATCTTCAACAACTGTAATGGCTGGACTTATAGATGAAATTGCTGAGGCTACGAAAAAATTTATTGCAACTCGTGGCCCACAAGCAGCTTGGTCAATGATGGAGATTTTGCAAAATCCTACCGACCTCGGAAATAAAGAAAAGATGGCAGCAGCAAAAGACTTTCTTGACCGAGCTGGCTTTGTAAAAACAGAGAAGGTAGAAGTAAAAGCCGATAGTCCTCTGTTTATCCTACCTCCAAAAGATAATGAAAATAAATAAAACATGGAAACTACCAAAACCAATTGAGACTGAAGATGGGTACGAATGGGCGCCTGTAGTCAGAGTAGGGAGAGTTATCCCATTTGGTTATAAACAAAGTGAAGAAGATAGGGATATACTTTTACCTATACCAGAAGAGTTAGATCTTTTAGAACAAGCTAAAAAACATCTAAAGCAATACAGCTATAGAGATGTGGCAGCTTGGTTAAGTCAAACCTCTGGTAAATACCTATCTCACGTAGGATTATATAAGAGAATTAAGCTTGAGCAAAAACGTAAGACAGAAGCTGCAACTCAACGCTACTATGCCAAACGGTACAAAGAGGCGGCAGAGAAAGCAGAAAAACTCGAAGCCCAAAGAATTGGAGCAAAAGACTACAGCAGCGAGGGAGAAGATAGAGTTTGAAGAACCTCAACGTGAGGTTTTATTTAAACCTAATCCTGGCCCACAGACAGAGTTCCTAGCTTCTACAGAGCAAGAAGTTTTATATGGAGGAAGTGCAGGTGGTGGTAAAAGCTATGCTATGGTGGTTGACCCTGTTCGTTACCTCACTAACCCTAATGCACGGATGCTCTTGGTACGTCGAAGCACAGAAGAACTTAGAGAACTCATAGCTGTATCTAAACAACTTTATCCTAAAGCAGTTCCAGGAATAAAGTTTATGGAACGAGATAAGACTTGGGTAGCTCCATCAGGTGCTACACTCTGGATGTCTTATCTTGATCGTGATGACGACGTAATGCGTTATCAAGGTCAAGCTTTTAATTGGATAGGCTTTGATGAACTTACACAATGGCCTACACCATATGCGTGGAACTATATGCGTTCACGTTTACGCACAACAAAAAACAGTGGGCTGCCACTATTTATGCGAGCCACTAGCAACCCAGGTGGTCCAGGCCATCAATGGGTAAAGAAAACTTTTATTGATCCAGAGGTGCCTAACAATGCATTTTGGGCTACAGACACTGATACAGGCGAAGTTATATCTTGGCCGAAAGGACATTCGAGAGAAGGTCAGCCACTATTTAAACGTAGGTTCATACCTGCTACCTTATTCGATAATCCTTACTTAGCTGACGATGGTATGTATGAGGCCAATCTTCTGTCGTTACCTGAGCATCAAAGAAGGCAACTACTTGAAGGCGATTGGGATATAAATGAAGGCGCAGCATTTCCAGAGTTTAACAGACAGGTTCATGTTGTGGAGCCATACGACATACCTAATAATTGGGTTAAGTTTAGAGCTTGCGATTATGGGTACGGTTCGCATACTGGAGTTGTGTGGATAGCAGTAACACCTGCTGAACAGTTAGTTGTGTATAGAGAACTTTATGTTAGTAAGGTTATTGCCACAGATCTTGCTGATATGATTGTTGAAATAGAAGAAGAAGAAAAAATAAGATATGGTGTTTTAGACTCTTCTCTCTGGCACAATCGTGGTGATACTGGCCCAAGTCTAGCAGAACAAATGATAATGCGTGGGTGCAAGTGGAGACCATCAGATAGATCTAAAGGATCTCGTGTAGCAGGTAAAAACGAGTTACATCGTAGACTACAGATAGATGAGTTTACAGAAGAACCTAGAATGGTAATCTTTAATAACTGCAAAAACTTAATATCTCAATTACCTGCAATACCACTGGATAAAAAGAATCCAGAGGATGTAGACACAAATGCAGAAGATCACTTGTATGATGCACTAAGATACGGTATAATGACAAGACCAAGAAGTAATTTATTTGATTATAATCCGATGACATCTTCTGGTTTTAAAGCAGCAGACCCTGTTTTTGGTTACTAAGGAAAAA